TAATAATACATACTCGGGATTTGTTCCATCTTCTAAATCTAATTCTTCTTGTTTAGTCACTATATCTAATCTACTATGTCCACTTCAGTATCAAATGTAGTGAAGCCGTTTTCTTTAGTAACTTGTAGCACACGACTAACTCTGCCCACTAATTCATCTCTATGTGAAATAAGTAAAATATTTTTCTCTCTATCACGTTCCATTTTCTTTAACACACCTAATGCACTGTCAACACCAACTGTGTCCATACCACTATCAACAAGTTCATCTATACAAACAAAATTAATAGGATGGTTCATGCTCTCAAAAACATCACGGAATGCCCAACTAAGTCCAAGTATAAGTCTATTGCGTTCACCACGTGACAAGTTATCAAAGTCTAAGTCTTGTCCAAGTTGTGTAATAGTTACAGTTAAGTCACTTTGGAATTCTACTTCGTGTGGTAAACCTAAACGTGTAATATAATATTCTAATCGTATGTTTAAGAATTGTAAGTTTTGCTCAATAATCTTTTTACGAATAAAACTATCTTTGTTAGTTAATAGTTTTAACAAAAAGTCTTGATGTTCTCTTAGTTCTTCAAGTCTATTTACTTCATCCCAATTTACATCTTGTAACCCTGTGTCTCTCAAAATATCAATTTGTTCTATATAAGGGTTTACTTCTTTAGCCGCATTAGTTAATGCTGTTTGTAATTTATCTATTTTACTTTGATGCTTATATGCTTCTTGCAAAGTATTATATTCAATTATTGGAGCTACACCTATATCGCCTATGTCATTGATTGCATTTGTGTATGATTCCATTAGCTCAGTTTCATCTTTAATTTGAGATGAATATTCTTCAACAAGTTCTGTTTTTTCAGCAACCATTTTGTCATGTTGGTCATCGTGTATATCTTGTCCACATGCATGACATTTATGTTCTAATGTGGAAGTTAAGTCGTTTTGTGCTTTATCTAAACGCCTGTTCTCACGTTCAGCACTACTTGTAAGTCTAGCTATCTCCGCACTTAATGTATCTATTTGATTTTTCTTTTCATTAAATTCAGCAAACTTTTCGTGTGCTAATAATTCTTTATCAATATCAATGTGTTCTAACGCCTGTATTTCGCTAGTATATTCTTGAACACGTTCTTCTAATTGTGTAGCCCATGTTCTTTCTCTACGCTCAAGGTCTTTAATACTACTATTAATACGGTCATTAGCATCTTCTATTCCTTTAAGTCTAAATGTTTCTTCTGTTATTGTATCTTTAGTATTCTTTAATAACTCTTTTAGAATATCAGCCTTCTCACTAAGTTTTGTAATACCCAACAACTGCTCAATCATATCACGCTGATCATTTGCTCTCATACTTAAAAATGGTTCAGTGTATGTATTTAATGCAACAATATGCTTAAACATAGTATGGCTCATACCTAGTGTTCGTTCAATTACGTGCTGGCTTTCTCTACCTTGGCCCTGCATTTCATCTGTAATACCATCGTCATTGCTATCTACATCATTGACCAAATACTTAAATACATTAGGTTTGCGTCCACGTTCAATACGATAACTTATGCCATTCATTTCAAAATCACAAGTAACAATCATATTTTTATTATTAGTTTTATTAACTAAGTTATCTTTTTTAATACTGTATAACGCACTACCAAATAATGCATAACTTAATGCATTAATAATTGTTGTCTTGCCTGTACCATTACGTGAACCATCTCCACCCAAGTCTAGGTTGTTACCTAATACAAGTGTTAATCCTGCATTATCAAAATGAACAGCCTGTGTGACGTTACCGACACTCATAAAATTCTTTACAGTGATATTCTTAATTCTTAGCATATTATGTTGTTAGTCCTGTATAAATGTCTACAAGCAACTCTTTTTTAATAGTGTCACTTTGCACTGATTCAAGTTGTGACAGCACAATACTATCTACGTTCTCAACTTGTATGTCTACGCCTTTGTTCCAGTCGTTTGTATGTTCTTCTTTTTTACTAGGCATAAGAGCAATCTCACGCAAGTCATATTGTTTAGCAAATGTTTCTTTAATAAAGTTTGCTTCTTCATATGTAATGCCAACATCTAAACTTACACGGCAATGCGTTTTATTAGATAGGTATTTGTCTGGATCGTCTATTAATCTACTTAATGTTAAAGTTCTGTACTTAGGAGCATCAGGCCATGCTAAGTACTCAATTGTACCATCCCAATCTAAAAACATGCAACCCCTGTCATCATCCCATGCGTCAGCATAGTTATGAGGGAAACAGTTACCTGGATAAATTACATTACCTTGTACTTGTCGTTTATGAAAGTGTCCACTAAAAACCTTTTCAGGTTTTGATAAGTGTTCTGCTTTAAGTCCGCCGTGGTCGGGCATTTGTACAAGAGCATTCATATAAAAGTTTGGTAATTCAAAATGACCAAACATAAATTTACATTCTACTTCTTTTAATTTTTTCCACTCATCGTCACATAGCCAAGGAATGAATGCTACACCATCTTCAATAAACATATCTTTGTTTATCATTCTTATTTTCTTAAAGTCTTCAATCATTGACAAACTATGAATTTCACGTTTCTCACGATAATACAAATCGTGATTACCTGTAATCATTATGACTTCGTCAAAGCTCTCATTGAGTCTTCGTAAGTTACTAGTGGTATAATTTAGTGTGCTAACATTGATACTAGCACGATTATGATGCCAATCGCCTAAAAAGAAACATTTTTTGATGCCTCTTTCGTGAGCTTCATTGATCATCCATATAATAAAATCTTCACAGTCTTGGTTGTGAAATCTACTGTTATTCTTCATACCAAAGTGAATATCAGTAAAGATTACTGCCTTATCAAAAAACATTTGATCTCCTATTTGTTTTCAGTCTCTACGTCGTCTGCTAATTCGGCTTCGGTATATTCTTTTACTTTGCTTTTCTTTAATGATGGATTTAGCTCTTTTAGTTTATTTTCGTTTTTAATATGAGAGGCCCATTCAGCATTGAATGTCCTCGTATTACTTGGGTTTAGTCCTTCTTCTTCAAGTAAGTCGTCTCTAATGTTTTGACTACGTTTTTCTAAGTTAAGAACACGTGTAAAACTATTATTAATTGCTGCGGTATAATAAGCAAATGGATTTTGAGATTTAAGTTCGTTAAATTGTAATCCAATTTGTGCAAGTTGTAATAATGCCTGGCCACGCATTTCATCTACATATGTGTATCCACGCCAGTTACCTCGCATACTATAACGTTCGCATAATTTAATATACATTTTTGCTAACATATCTGTTGTTTGCCCATGATGAACATTAAAGTGACCGTTATCCTTACCACCTTCCCAATGGCTTCGTGACACTTCGTTCCATTTACCACGTATCATAGCATAGTGCTTAAATGGTGGGAAGTTACATTTTGAATGTAAGTCTGCTTCTGTTTTTGGTTTATTCTTTCTGTTTTCCAGTGGTACGTGATCAAACGTCATTACTCTTACTACTATATCATTGTCTTTAATAGTTTCAATGTCAACTGCAAAATCTGCTGCTCTTGGCTTAGTTTTCTTTCCTGTTAAACCTTGTTCCCAACGTTTAACCTCTACCTGGTGTGCTAGTTTTTGCAATCTTGATGCTCTATTTTGTTTAGCTTCGGCAATCGCTTCTTGCGTAATTTCCTCAAAGCCAGTAACAATAATATCGAAATGAGTAAAGTCGTCATCCTTTGACCAACAGTAAGACATCTTGCTGTTATGTATTTCTCTTAACAAATCTTTGTTTGTTAAGTAAAAGTTTTTTGTTGATTTAGCCATTGAATTATTCCTTTATTACTAAGCATTATACGGCATAGGCCGATGTTCGTCAACCGGTTTTTTTAAATTGATAAATACTACGAACGGGGAGTAAAGTTTCATGTTAATTGAACAAGTTTTAAAAGAAGGTGTTGACAACATAGCTGTATTTTATGGCGGTCGTTTCCAACCTATGCACCAAGGACATAATGATGTTTATAAACATCTATGTAATAAGTTTGGTGCGGCTAATGTATTTATCGCCACAAGTTTTAGTCAAAAGGCTATAAAAGCCCATTCACAAGGCAACTACGGTAGCGATCCTTTTACATTTGATGAAAAGGCAAGCATTATGAATAAGATGTTTAATATACCTGGAGATAAGATTATTAAAACTAATCCATACAGACCAGACTTAGCGGCAATTGGTGCAGACCCAACAACTACTGCAACAATACTTGTTTATGGTGAGAAAGATGCAAATAGACTTGCAACTGGCACAGGATTTTTACATGATATGCCAGATAATATGGATGAATTAATTCCTACTGCAAATGAAAGAGGTTACGTATATGTAGCACCATTAATGCAGGGTGGAATGAGTGCAAGTGATTTCCGTGAAACAATGGCTAAAGTAATTGATGAGAAAGAAAAACAACAAGCATTTACAAAGTTTTTTGGAAAATTTGATGAACAAGTTTTTCGTTTTATTGAGGATAGATTAACATAATGGCAGGTATAACAAACAAAGCAAGGTTAGTAATGAAACAACCAGGTAACCCATTTTTCTTAGGTGATGGTAGATTAAGTCACGAACGAAGTATATTAAACCCACTTGCAAAAGATGGCGGAGTAGTTTTTCCACTAACTCCTACTATTCAAATGTCACATAATGCAAATTATGGTACATATGATGTAGCAGGATCTATATATCAACAAAATTATTATATAAACACACCAAATCCTCCAATGTCAGTAACAGCATTGTTTCCTTCAAATACAGAAGAAGAAGCACGTTATACAGCGGCGGCTTTCCATTTCTTTAAAGTTTGTACAAAAGCAGACTTCGGCGTACAAGCAGGCGATAGAGCAGGTACTCCGCCACCAATACTAAAATTTAGTTGTTATGGTTCTATACATGCATCAAATGTTCCATGTATAATTAGAAACTTTACATACACATTACCTGAAGATACTGACTATGTAGAAGTAGATGTACACGGTGAAATGATTGCTGTGCCCACACTATCGCTAGTATCTGTAGAGATAGTACCTCAACTTCCACCAAAAGCTGTTAAAGATAAGTTTAACATAAGAACATTTGCAAGTGGTAGTTTACTTAGAGGTGGCAACAGTAATGGCTTCATATAATGAAGGAGGATTTATTTAATGGCAAATTATAGAACAGATAGTTTATATAGAAATACAAAAATTATTAATGGACAATATTTAGATGTTTTAAATATTGACAGTATTGATGTAGATAACACAACAACAAAAACAATAACACTAGAAGCAAAATACGAAGAGAAACCAGACTTATTAGCACATGACTTATATGGTAATGCAAAGTTATGGTGGGTATTTGCTTTATTTAATGAAGACAAATTATCAGACCCTATTATAGATTTTAAAACAGGTTTAAAAATTTCAGTTCCTATAAGGTTCTCGTAACATGGCAAGTGCAGATAAGACACATTTAGCTGATAGAAATAACAATCCAGCAAACATTAAAACAAGTAGCGACAACTGGCAGGGCGCCGATGGCAGTAATGCTGGCTTTGTTAATTTTACTCATCCCGAATACGGTGTACGAGCTGCAGCAAAGAATTTATACACAAGTCAAGAAAAACACAGCAACAACACAGTAACAGATATTATTACTCGCTGGGCACCACCTAGTGATAATAACGACACACAAGCATATATAGATAAAGTAGCTGCTGATTTAGGAGTAGGTGCAAATGATAATTTAGGATCATTAAGAGACAATCCAAAACTTACAGCAAAACTAATAAAATCAATGGCACATCAAGAAGGCGCAACAGTAGGACCAGATGGCAAATTCACAGACAACGTTATTGCAAATGGTGTTGCTATGGCAAATGGCAAATCAGAAAGTGAAGTTCAGCTCGCCACACAAGATACAGATTTTAAACCAGAGAAATTTGGAGAGGAGGTAGATGTAGAACAAGGATTTACAGATGATTCCGGTGGACAAGAAACAAATAGAGAAAGAGGTATAAGAACCGATGCTAAGGCTAAACGTATACAAACTGGTAAAGTAACAAACCTTGTTGCACCTAACTGGTTAAGTACTGTTGATAGCCCTACATATCGTTGGACATTGTATATAGTAGATAATGATATTTGGAATGACCCTAATAAATTAGGTGATGATGATGCGGCCCTAAAAACTCAAAAAGCATTTATTATTGCACAACAAGGAACTACTACAGAATTTTCTTTAGATAATTTTGCGGCAATGTCAGTAGTAACACCAGGGCAAAGACATGGTAATACTACACCAGGTGTAATACAATTTGATTTATTTGAAAACCTGGGTTTTACTTTTTTGGATAAAGCTCTAAAAGCAGCACAAATTCTTAAAAAGCCAGCCAACTTACATTCACAAAATTATATATTAAAATTAGAATTCTTAGGTAGAGACCCAGTTACTTCTGCAAGTACTACATTTAATGGTATATTCTTTTACCCAGTTAAGTTAAATCAAATTAGAAGTACTACTGGACCAGAGGGTACTAGATATAATATTATTGCATGGTCAATGATTAAACATGCACAAACAGAATCAGTTACTGATACTGATATAACCATAAAAAACATAACAACAGTAAAGCACCTTACAGACGGATTAGTAGAACAATTTAACAAAGGACAAAGGGAGGCAATGAACGAAGCAGATTTTTTGGCTGGAAGACAGCCACCAAAACAGATAGCTATTGTATTTGATGGTTCATCAAGCGTTGTATCAATGCCAGGAACTAAAACAGCAGACATAGAAAAGAATTTTACTTTAGAAACTAAAATATATTCCAATATAACTGATTCAGCAGATTCTGGTGGACAGAACATCAACCTAGAAAATCCTGATACAACTGATGTAACAATTGAAAGAGAAACTAGTATTCCTATGAAATTAGGAGACTTAATACAAAAGAACTGTAAAGAATGGATTGACTGGCAACTTGAATTAGAGAAACAAGGTTTAAAGGCTGCCATTGTAGTTGATCCAACATACAAATATTCAAAGATAGACAATAAGAGTTATAACGACACAATGCTTTATGCAAGTGTAGAGCCTATTCTAGTTACCTTTACTATTAAAATTTATATAAATAAGACATCTCCAGATCTTAGTCTTACAGAACATGCAAAGAAACTCAAAGATTCTGTTTTTCAAAAACAAAAAATTAATAACACAAAAATTGAAAAGGCTTACACATTTATGTATTCAGGAACAAATACAGAAGTATTAAACTATCAAATTGATGTACAAAATTTATATGTAGTTGTTGATCACCCACAAGGAGGTCAATATGGTCATGGAAGAGGCAGTGAAGGTGAGCCTCAATTTGCTCCTACACAAATACCAACATCACCATATTTAGAAGATATACCTTACACCGCTGAAAGTGTTTTTAATGATTTAGTTCGTGGTGGAGCTACTAAAGCTGATTCTGCCGAAGATGCACAACTTAATGCAACTAGTATAGATAGTAGATCAGCGTTAGCATACAAAATATCTAAAATGGCCAAACGTGAATATGATGCGTGGAAATTTGATTTAGAAATAAAAGGTGACCCATATTGGATGGGCAATATGCAGGCGATAATAAAAGGAAAATTAGAAACACCAGATTATAGTAAACGCGATGCATTAATAAGTTTTGTACAATGGAATCCAAATGCAGATAAGTTACTAGAAGATCAAACAAAAGGACCTATTGATATTGTTTCATCAGGAGTTTATAAATTAACTTCAATTGAGAGTAGGTTCCAAGGCGGAAAATTTACACAAACATTAAGTGGTTATAAAGATGTAACAACAAACACAAGTTTAGTATTAGGAAGATTAATAGAATTATCAGGAGACATGTAATATGGCATTAATAAAACACGACGGAGTAGTAGTTTCAAAAAGAGGTAAACAAAGCAGTGCAATGGGTATTAATACCCTTAGCGGAATATACATTGGCGAAGTTATTAACAACAAAGATAGTTTATATACAGGAAGAATAACTGTACGTATCTCTGAATTTGGAGCAAAAAAGAATGAAAGAATTTGTTTACTGGCAATTCCGTTTGGTGGTCATACAAAAATTACCGATAGTGGTAAAGATGTAACTAAAGAATCTCAAGCACCAACAAGTTATGGCATGTGGCCTCAGCCTCCAGAAATAGGAACAAATGTTGTTGTAGCATACACAAGCAGTCAAGAACAAGGTATTGTAATTGGTTCTCTTATAGCAAAAGATAGAAATGCTATGATGGGTGGTAAAGCTAGTGCCCAAATTTATGCTGATGGAGATAAAAGCATTGGCCCAGCAGTTGAGAAAAACCCAACAGATAAAAATGATGCAGATACTAAACCATTAGACGAGTGGATGCAGGCAGTATTAAATCAACAAGGTTTAAGTGTAGACTATGTAAGAGGACATAGTCAAAGTAGTGCAAGAAGAGAGTCACCAAGTAAAGTTTTTGGTATTACAACACGACAAGGACATGTTCTTACAATGGATGATGGTGATGATAGTGGTGCTAGTAATAATATTAGATTGAGAACTAAAGGTGGCGCTCAACTATTAATGGACGACAGCAACGGTTTTATTTTTATTATAAACAAATCAGGTGATGCTTGGGTTGAAATGGACCTCGAAGGACACATTGATGTTTACAGCAAAAGCGGAGTCAGTATCCATACAGAAGGCGATTACAATGTACACGCAAAGGGTAATATTAATATGCAGGCAGAAATGGGTGTTAATATAAAAAGCTCAGGTAGTGATGGAATAAAATTAGAAACAAGCGTTGGCGGTATTGATACGTACAGTGCAGTAGATATTAATATACAAGCAGATGCAAACTATAATTTACTTGTAGCAGGCAATCAGATTATCAAGGGTGCTAGAATAGATATGAACGGCCCTGAACCGGATCCAGCAACAAAAACTACAGTACAAAATCAAATAGCAAATGAAAATGTTAAAACAAGTGTAGCAAGTAGAGTACCAGAACATCATCCTTGGAAAGGTGTTAGTGGCGTGGAAGAAACATTTACATCAGGAAAAGGAAATACATCATAATGCCTAACTTTAGTTTACAAATAACAGTTGATAATAAAAATCTAATAGATTATGGATTGTTTACCGTTATTGACAGCACAGCGGTTAACACGTTAATAAATTTATCTGAACATGAAGCAAGTGATAAACTAATTAATCTTAAACTCAGACATACTAAATGGCTTGGCTATTCTAAAAATTCTGTTATAGGCTACAATGGAACTACTGGATTAACAGGCACAGGTCTTACTGAAGCTAACGCATATACAAACTGGATAGAAGAATTTAAAGATAAAGAACGAAGATTTAAAAAATTATTCCCATTAAATACATTATCACAATCACAATATGATGCTATGTTAAGTTTATATGTAGATACAGGATCATTTATCCATGTTGGAACAGATAATAGAAAATTCAAGTTATTAGATTTTATCTCAGATAAAAAATGGGACCATGTAGCCACAGCATTAACACTTAGTGGTTTGGATAGAATTACTAGACAATCCGAAGCAAAAATATTAATACTTGGTGACTATGGAACATATAAAGATAGATCTCTTATTAAAGAAAACGGCATACAAACTCTTGTAAAAGAATATAGTACTGGCCAATTAAATGATGATCAAAAGAAACAAGCAGAATATGTTTATTATGCAGAAACAAAACGATTCTTACCAAATATGATTGAAAGTAGGAAAAGACTCCTGGCAAAACTACTAACTTAACTCATTCATAAACTACGTAGTTAATAATTCGCATAAATAGTTGTATGAGCAATATATTTGGGTACACAACATTAAATCAACCTTACACAAGTAAGAGTCTGACTGGCTTAGATTTAGCCAAGCAGGACCTGTTAAATCATTTTAAAATCCGTAAAGGAGAGAAATGGACAGACCCTACATTCGGGTGCGACTTGGAATTATACGTCTTTGAACCACTAGATCAATCAACAATAGATTCTATTAATGAAGAAGTATATAATGTAGTATCATACGATCCTAGATTTGAAGTATCAGATTCAAATATAAAAGTTAATCAAGATGCACATTCGGTCACAGTTAACGTAAAGCTCACTTACTTACCAACAACAACTGCAACAGAGTTGCAGATTAAATTCGATCGAGAGTTCGAACATAACGCAGAGTTTTAATTATGGCACAGAAATCAAGACAAAATAAACTATTCGCGGCAGAAGACTTTACAGTAATTTATGAATCGTATATTAATGCTAACTTTCAAGCATTTGACTATGACACAATACGTACTGCAATGGTTGACTATGTACGCAATAATTATCCAGAAAACTACAATGACTGGGTAGAATCAGCTGAATTTGTTTCACTACTAGATGTAGTTGCACAATTTGGTCACAACTTAGCATATCGAGTAGATATGAATGCTAGGAACAATTTTTTAAGTACAGCAGAACGACAGGAATCAGTTTACAAATTAGCAGAATTTTTAGGATATCAACCAAGACGTAATGTGCCAGCGTACGGTGAGATGAAAGTAGTAAGTGTTAAAACAAATGAAAATGTTATTGGAAGTGCAGGTACGAGCTTAGGTGGAACTGATATTAAATATGAAGTTTCAAACAATGTAAGTAACTTAGATGATTTTATTACTGTAGTTAATTCAGTTATGCAAAACAGTAATCAATATGGTAGTCCAAAAAAATCAGTAGTAATTAATAATATAAAAACAGAATTTTACGATCTCAACAATACCCCTAATCAAATTAAATTTGATGTACAAGGCGTAGTGTCTGGAACACAATCCACATTTAATGTTATAAGCAGCGACTATGATAATAATACTAAAGTATTTGCAGAAAAATCTCCAAACCCAATAGGAAGTTTTGGAATATATTTTAAAAATGATGGTAAAGGTATAAACAGTGTTAATACTGGATTCTTTTTTGGTGTTAAACAAGGAACTTTACAATACAATGATTTTAGTATAGATACTCCTATTGACAATGCATCATATGATATTACAAATACAAATGTAAACAATTCAGATGTATGGGTGCAAAATATTAATAGCACAGGTAATGTTGTTAAAGAATGGACAAAAGTATTAGATGTTAATAGTAATGTAATTTATAATAACTTAGCAACAGGCGAGAGAAATGTCTTTAGTGTTAAGACTAGAACAGACAATCAAATATCAGTTGTATTTCCTGATCGTGTGTTTGGTAATATTCCAAAAGACACTATTAGAGTATGGTATAGAACAAGTGCTAATAGTACATATATTTTGAGACCAGATGATATAACAAATAAAAGAATACAGATGAATTATACAGGAGTAGATGGTAATACGTATACTGCGGTATTTACGATACAACTCAAGCAATCAGTTTCAACTGCAAGTTCAAATGAAACTATAGATGAGATAAAAGAAAACGCACCAAGGAACTATGCTAGTCAAGACAGAATGATTACTGCACAAGACTACAATACTATGTTAGGAAGCACTAACGGAGGTATTGTAAAAGTTAAAAGTATTAACAGAACATTTAGCGGACACAGTAGATATTCTAAATTTAATGACCCTACTGGTACATACAGTAATTTATATATGGCAGGTGATGATGCAACACTATCCTCAGTAGATAGGTTAGCATCGTCTTCATCTTCGGCAACTGAGAGTGCAAACTTAATATACAAAAAGTATGTCAAGAATATATTAGACAATGATGAATTTATAAATTTATATTATACAAGATTTAAAAATTCATTTATAGCATTAGCAGTAGATGCTGGACACTTTGATGGAACTATTGAGACAAGTGGTGTTGACAAGGGGTTTTCCATAGACACTACTAAGACTGTACAAGCATCTTCCATTTACACATGGAATGCTAGTAATACAACTGCTAGTGGTATTTTAAATGGTTGGATTACAGATTATAATAATGCCTATACAAGAGTTGGTAGTACAGTATCTAACTATATGCAATACATTACACCTGGTGCATTAATTAAATTTAAGAAATCAGATGGAACATTTAAATGGGCAAAAGTAATTGATACTGCTGAACATGGACTTGGAATAGAAGGTACAGGAACATCTGCTGGACAGCCAACAGGTAAACGTACAGATGGTACAGGTGCTATTGTTTTAGATACTGCTATTGAAAGCGGTAGTACTATTGATCTTATATATCCAGCATTATCTAAAAAGTTTTCTATTAGAGAACAAGATACTATTATATGGCTTATAAAAGCAAATAAATCATTTAGTATAAAATATGATTATAAAACTAGAGATTGGAATATTGATAAATCGCCTCAGACATTTAGTACAAGTACTCCTTTTCCAGCTAGGTTTGATTCTACGGATGCTAGTTGGTTAATTTATTTTAACTACTCAGGCACAGCATATGATATTCACTTAAGAACATTAAGATTTACCTTTACTAGTACTAAAGTAAAACTAGGAAATATCCAAAATGAATTAGAGATAGGAACTTATACTAAAAAAGCAAAACGAGATATTATTTCTATACTAGGCGTAAACACAGGAGCAATAGCCACAATTGGTTCTTACTATGTATATGGATTTGAAAATACTGATTCAACTAATTACAAGTTATCATTAATAGACGGTAATGCTGATAGCAGGCCAGACAACCCTGAAATATTTGAAACTACTGTAGGTGCCACCTACAGTACTACTTTAGGTGATTATCTCACTGTTACTAAATCAAATATAAACTTTCAATGGGAACATATTGCTGCAGATAACCAGGTAGTTGATCCTAGCTTTACAAATATTATTGATGTATTTGCATTGTCAAAATCATATGATACAGAATATAAAAATTATTTAAAAGGTACAGTTATAACAGAACCATTGCCACCTACAAGTTATCAACTAGGAGCACAGTTCTTAAATCTTATAGACAAAAAAGCAATAAGTGATACTATTGTATACAAACCTGTTAAGTATAAACCATTGTTTGGTACACATGCCGAACCACATTTAAGAGCAAGATTT